CGCAAGCTCTAAACTTAGGCCAGGAGTCAGGTATGTCGATAGGTTCCACAACGTGTATGCGTCTATTGAACTCAGGGACAGCTGCTCCGTCATTGATATCCCAGTTACCTTCAAGCAACTGTTTACGTTGATGCTCTGGTAAAGATAGAAGCATTGCTTCGTAGTCACCAGTGTCTGCTAGATAAGGGTTGTCAAACAGACTAGCAGGAATAAACCTGCGCTTAAATAGTGGTTCACCTACACGACTATGCCCTTTAGGGAACGTGATAGTTTCACCTGTTTCAATGTTCGTAGCCCAGAAAGATTGACCTGCTGGTGCTGGATCAATGAACATCTTTTTAACCCATTGGTGTCCTGCACCTCCAGGGTTGGTAGTAGCCCTCATGTAAAGCCCTAAGTCTTTTGATGCAGACCTCAAACGGCTTCGCATGTAATCCCACGCATAAGGCGTAGGCCACTGTGTTAATTCGTCGAACCCGATCCAGTTAAACGCTTGACCTTGGTAACGAGTAACGTCCATGTCTTTGTCCAAGTACGACATCCAAAGTCTACCACCCCTTGGACTAATCCACTGACTTTTGCGCTCACTCCACTTAATACCTGGAACAGCTTTAGGATAAAGCTCTTGACTCTTTTGAATAAGTTCACGTAACTCCTCCGTAGTATGACGTACAAGTAGACCACTAAAGTTAGGGTCATTTAAACCGTGAAGTGGGTCAGCCAGCATCGCATATGATTTGCCACCACCAGCCGCCCCACCATACAGCACTTCTCTTTCAGATGCGGATAAGAAGTCTGTCTGTGGTCCTGGGTTTGGTTTAAACACTACTTCTTGTGCAGTGTCAACATCAAACTCAGCAGGTTTTACTTGTGCTGCTACAGTTTCTACTACAGGTTCAATCGTCTGGGGGGATGACTCTGTAGGCTCCAATACTTTCTTCTTCGAGCCTCTTGATCTCCTGTAGCGTTTCTTCGAGCCGCTTGGCAAGCTTGCGTTTAATTGTAGCTGCTTTCTTACGTCTCCGCTCAATGTCTACCCTTTTCTTTAAACCCATGTGTGATATGTATCTACCAGTTTGTCTGTATAACCACACAGCAACTTCTCTGTAACTATACTGCTTTAAGTGTCGCTTTGCAAGCTCTAAAGCTTCTAGTTCATCTGGTATGGGTTCTAATAAGTTTTCGTTGTCAGGGTGTACTCTGTATCCGAAAGGCACGGTGCGTGTTACTCTAGCTATTACGTGCCACTGTCTCTCTTCACCTTTGTGTGGCTTGGGTAGCTCCCAATACCCCAAAGATTCACGGTTCATACTTACTCGTTCTTACCTTCCTTGGCTGGCAGGATAAACACCCCACCACTGCTTGACCCTACGTCAATCTTATCTACTTTACCTAAACCTGCACGATCAAGCAAGTCTTTAGCTGCAGCCATCTTGTCACGAATACCTAGTTCAGTAGGGTCATATAAAGCACCAACCATAGCCATAGCAGCCTTGGGCGCAGTACGAGCAAAGTAAGTACGTGTCTTATCTGCGATCTCATCTTTTAAGCTTTCTACGATGGCACCAGTGCTAGATGTTTCACTATACCCAGCAAGTTTCTTAGCGGCAACAACGTCACCCCCTGCTTCATCAAACAGTACATCTAAAAACTTTTGTTGGTACTCTGTTAGTTGTCTAGCCATTAGCTCACCATGTATAATATGAAACCTAGAATACCAAAACCTAATACTAAAAGCAAACCTGTTACTGTCCAAGTTATAATAGCTTCTTGTAGTTCAGCTTTACGGTACTCTTGTTCTTTCTTTTGTTTTCTTATCTTAGCTTCTGTAGCTACAAGCTCATCCCAAGCAGATGGTCCCATAGTAAAGCTAATGTAGTCCTTAAGCTCTTTACGCATTTGTTCAGCTTTACGTTTAGCTGCAAATACTTCCATAGCTTCGGCTTCTACAGAACCACCTAGTGTTTTCCACCACGGAGGATTCTTTACTTGCTTTTCAGCTTGACCTAAATCAGACATGTGTCCAGCCCATTTAGTTAGCTGGCTTGACATGTCCTGCAGGTCTTTGCCAATAGCAAAACCTTTTTTAAGTGCGTTGAAGGCAACAGTGGCCCCACTGATTATTGTAACTGGGTCCACGAGTCTCCTCCCAAAGAACTCACTTCACACCTTCGTGTACTACTCTTTTAATATCACCACGTCCGATACCTAAATCATTTAGTTCACGGTCTGACATTCTCCACAGGTGCATCTCTGCAATACGTTGATTGGCTTGACGTTGACGTGCTTCGATTAATCTTTCAAAAAACTTTCTCATTACTGTCTCCATAAATTGCTGCATTGCAGCTTACAGAGACTAGTTATACACACGTAGTTATACTATACTATTGATAATATTGCAACCCCG